TGGCTGTTCGTTATAATGAAAAATGCCCACCTTAAAGACCGGAGAGGGGACAGGGTTCTAGGCAAGAGTGTGCCAATTTGGCGCACCCCGTATGGTAATGATGACATCGAAGACCCCTCCGCAATAGACCCCGCAGATGTCCATGGCGAAAATGATATGGTAGAGGCTATCTATGATGCTGTTGAAAGCCTTCCAATAGTATTTAGAGAGACAATGCTTCTACGTATAGACGGTTATCCCGATGCAGAGATAGCTAAAAAGCAAGGGATACCAGAAGGCACGGTTAGGTCGAGGATATTCAGAGCGAGAGCCTTGCTTGAGGACTCCATTAACAACATAGGGATAGAGGTTTAATCATGTGTGAAGATATGATAATAGACGAACTTGAGGTTGCGGAAAAGAAAAAGACCAGCACGGAATGGGAGCCTAAGTTTGATGCCGTGATGCGGCGTTACTATGGCAAGGCACCTATTGAAGATATCCTAGCATACTTTGAAAGGCAAGGCAAGAATTATCCGAAGGCATATTTACACAAGAAAGCTTGGTCCTTGGGGGTCAGTAAGAAAAGGGGAAACCCTGATGCATAAGAAGCTACTGGACGCAATTCAGCGTACATCAGACCCAAAGGGCAGAAGGCTCATGCTTGACAAGGCTCCGTGTAGATATGATGGTATGTGTGAGGAAGACAGGCCGTGCAAGGACTGCATCCTCAGTTCGTTGGCTGAAGCCATGGGTGGTGACGATGAATAGCCTGATAGCTATATTTATACCCCTGTGGCCGCAGGTGGCGGAAGGTCTGGAAGACTATTTCAGGATTGTATGGCTTAATTTAACCCTAGCTTGGAAGGCGTAGAAGATGGGAAGATTAGACCACCCCAACATTAAGGCAGCAAGGAACCTCGAACTGAAGCTGTTCCACCTTATTAACACATATGAGAACACATATGGTACTACGGTTATGAATGTATCGGTTCTTAAGGAAGATGGTGATGACCCTACTAGCTTTTCTACTGGAATAAGTATATTGGCCTCAGTGCCTATGTTTGGTGGCATAGATGTGCCAACAACAGGGATACAGGAATAGCTATGGATGATTTGACTAAAGACGAAGCCAAGCTACTTGGGGAAGCCCTACTTGGTAAGGGACTGATATTCTCCACTACAGTAGAGGGCAAGTTCTACGATAGGATAGTGGGGAAGCTTGATGGAAATATCCTTGTTGTTATGGGCAAGGGGTGGACGTGGGCAGACGCATTGCTTGAAGCCTGTCAAAAAAGCCCCATAGAGGGGCCTACAACGCCAAGTTAGTTTCGGGGTATATAGAAGTAGGGGTCCGGGGAGTTACGAGCTTCCTAGACCCCTTTTCTGTTTGTTTAGCCTATTACAGGGGTGATGCCTGTCTTATAGGTCGAACTCAATGCCTGCCTCTATGTGCAACCCCTCATCCTCGAAGAACCGATGGCCTATACCTGCTCCAACATGGGAGTGTTTAGTAATGTCATGTGCTACCCTTATCATGGGGGCTACCCAAGCATTGCCAACACCCACACCAATCCCTATAGATACTGAGCCTGTTTTTAAGGGGTAATACAGCCCCGTGAGCGAAGGTTCTATGGTTTCGTGTATAAGACACGCCCCAATACCTACGCGCCAGTGAGGGGCTTCTAATAGCCCTTCCTGAGAGTCGTAATACTTAAGCTCTTCAAATACTACCGTCGAATCCCCCACGGTTACTTTAACGAACGGAGTGGTGTCTAAAGGCTTTACATACTCTACTAAGACTGGCAATACCGTATCACATACAGATACATGGCCATGCCCCGTAAGGGTGGCTTCGATTATATCTTCATTGGGTATGTCAACACTGTCTGGTATGATTGGATGGTCTATTATTTCAGCGGGAGTAAAGTCATTCTGCACTAGCGACGTAATGGATTCTACCAAACCCTCCGATGATGGCTGGTTCTTCTCGCACAGGCACCTCAACATCACTACTGTTACTAGCATTAAAACCACTATCAGATAGGTCTTTCCCTTGCGAATGAAGTTCTCTGTCATTAAACTCCGCCCTCTTTCCCCTGTGCCAGTTGTTTACGGGAGTAAAATAGCCGACTACCCTGCTGTACACTAAGCACTTGATGGCCTTTACCCGCATAAGCACCAGCCACATTCGTAAGCACACGACATGCAACCACCCTCTCGCTTAATGGGACCGCCACAGTCGGGGCACCTGTTAGTTTTTTTGTAGTCCTGTCGGTCCTCTGCCTTAGCTTGCTCCATAGTATCTCTCTTTCAGACAAAAACTGCCCTTGCGGGCTACTTGGGGGGATACTATATACAAGCCATTTTTGCCTTAAGATGTTCCTTGCTATCCTAAGCCTTCGATGGCCTTATTAATCCGTTTCTGGTGGGCTATCCTAAGACGCACGGCTTGCCTTACGGTAGGTATAAGGTGTTGTAGGTTCTTGCCGGGGCATTTGGTCTCCATTAACTCACCGTGGGTTCTAATGCCCTTCATCGGGTCTATGTCGTACTTTAGACAAAGCTTAATAAGAAGCTCTACCAACGATGCTAACTGAAGATTAGTAGGGTATGTGTTTTCAAAGTCTCCTATAAGGCATATCCCTATAGAATGCTCGTTAAAACCCCTTGCGTGTGCGCCTACATTCTTCTCTGGCCTACCCTCTTCAACATAACCATCCCCAGCGGCTTCCCAAGCATAATGCTTTTTACCATTGGCTATTGTGTAATGATATCCCACGTCCATCCACCCATTACCTTTAGGGGGAGGCGTTACATGGCAATATCTTAGGAAGTCAATATTCCCCCCAAGGGTTTCACTATGATGTATTACTAACAGGTCTATCGACCGCATACATCTCCTTAAAGAAGGAGGGGCCAGCCGAAGCCAGCCCCTCGGTCGGTTTAGGTCAGGGCTACGCCGTCATTGGCTAAAATCCGCCAATACAAAACTCCACCGATGTCGATTGACACTAGGGTAATCCAGTCACCCACAGCACCGAAGGTCATAGTGGTGTTAGTAGCCTGATTAATGGCACTCGCAACCGTAACAACCCTATCACCAACTGCATAGACTTCACACATCAAGGAAATAACCAGTCCCCTTGTGGCTGGTATTGCCAAGGAGTTAGTCTCAGCAGCCGCAGTGATAATCTGATACTGGGCCGAAGTATTGGCAGGAATAGCTGCGGCATCCGCAATTACCCCACCGTTTACAGTAAGCCCCGGAAGTGTTGACAAGATATCAGATGCATTGGTTGCAGCCGTAGCATCCATTGCCGCGATTTTCACCGTGGTCTTGGGCTTGTTTGAACCGTACCATACACTCATTTTAGACTCCTCACGTCTAATTGTTTGACTACAACGATATTGTTATAGTCGGGAAGGGCAATGCCATGCTCGTTAGAGGATGTGACGAAGGTCCACAGACCCACACTTCATGGCTATTACCTCAGTTATTTACCAACATAGGTACCGTCTATAGTAACGTCAGTACCACCATGCTCAGAACCCAAGCGAATCCTTGTGTAAAGGGCACCGGCATCAGAAACAGTAATGTGCTTTACGCCATCGGTGGTGTAGGTGGCATTCCCCAAGGTGTACCAGTCAGTATCATCAATGGACCCCTCAAGGAAGACCTCAACGTCCGTGTTGATAGTCGCTACCACAACCTGAAGAACATGCACAGTGTACACGCTTCCACAGGAGTAGGAAGAGCTGGAACCCGGAGCATCAAGCTGTGCAAAGGCATTACCAGCCGTCATGGGGGCTGGAATCTTGGAGTCAAGGCTAGAACTTACTACATCAACCTGCATCTCCGTACCAGAGACACTACCGGCTATAGTGGATAGATGACCGTTAGAGGTGTTGAGTTTGGTCTCTATCTGGTCGAGGCCCGTTCCTGCATTCGCCGTCACCGTACCCGCAATAGAGCCGGTATCACATGCAGTAATCTTGCCGTCTATAGAGGTAGTATCGCCAGCTATGGTATCGAGGTTACCACCAGATTCAAGGGCTAAAGAAGCAGTATCCAATACATTGCCAGCAGCGTCCAAACCCTGTACAACAAGCACATGGTCAGTTGCGGCACGGGCTGTATTAGCATCACCTATAAGACACCTATCATCTGTAGCGGCATTCTTAAGCTCTACGGCACCGATTTCGATATCGCCAACTTCTAGCTCAGCAGATACTACAAGCTCGCCACTTTCATTTACGGAAATAGGTATTACTGTACCACGATAATTACCAGTACCAGCTATAGGCTCTTCAATCTCACCAGTGGCATACTGTTGGATAGTCCAAAAGTCCCCTAGGTGAAGATACTCAAAGACGGCCGTAAAAGTACCACTCTTGGTACCTAGGGCTTCTGCAACCCCAGTGGCTATAGTATTAGCCGCTAGGTTATCAGTCCCAGCAGTGTTTGTTACGGTAATTTCAGCCGTACCAGATGGGCCAGCCTTAGTGACCTCTACCTTATAAACATCGGTAGTTGAGGGCGCTCCACCAGAGCTAACCTTAGGAATACTACCACCAACACTTCCATAGAATTGGTTCTTCTGCATGATTATCCACCATCCATCCATCATGCTCGCACTATTAGTGTGGCGTTATTGCCACGGTTAGGGCTATAGCCCTATTAGTAACAAGACTAAAACCAGCCAAAGTGTTCCCCGTAGTTTACGGATAGTATATGTCACGGCCACTCCTATTTATTCTTTCATTGACAGTCCTAGGGTCAGTAAGAAGCCGCCCATCAACCTGAAGGAAGCTATTTGACACCGTTGCATGTGCTGCGCCATAATACCCACGCCAAGCCAACCGCCACACATTATCTAGTCTGGAGGTTGTAGTGACTGTGCCTTGGAAAATCCCATTGGAGTATACGTCCATAGACCTTGCGTCCAAAGTAATAGATATAGCCATATTAATATCTGTATTTGCGGTGGTTATACCAGCCCCACCGTTGTAAATTGTTACAAAATCCGCTGCCCACAATGAAGTATTAAATGGGTCTGTGAAATCTGTTGTCCAAGTAACGTGAACCTGTGTTTTCCTGCCATATTGTGTTGCCGTATCACCATTCATAACAACGACAAGTAACCCATTATTGGTGGTTGTATCAACCCAGTGTACAATAACCCTACCCATGCCAGATGTCCAGCCAGAAGCAGGGTGTATGGCAAAAGCTATGTCTAGTTCGGTTGTTCCGGCAGGGTTTGCCGTGTATGGTGGCTGTTTATTAATATACAAAGCCTCGCTCCCAGTGTAGGCATTTTCTATCGACCAGCCAGTGCCCTGCCAAGAACCCTGAGTATCGTCAAAATGAATGGTATTTGCGCCAGACTGTGTAAGGGCGCCCCATTCCTCGCCATCGTCTCGCCATGTCCTATTAGTGACTGTGTTGCCTTCGTCGCCATCGTAAGCTCCACGATAGAGGGCAAGCGGCCCCGGCTTCAGGAAGGTAGAGTGGCCTGCCTGCCAGTTAGAAAACTTTACGGCTTCTATGTCGGCCTTAGTGCCACCCGCCTTCTTGTTGGTGTGGGAAACCATAAATGTCTTGGTGGTTCCGGGCCAATACCGCTCAGAAGTAAGGATAATCTGGTCCCCCACATTATATAGTGCGCCTACTTTGCCAAGGCCAAAGACCAGCTTTAGAACATCAGGCCCCATATATTGAGCATACTGCCGGGCTAGGGATTCCCGCACCATAAGGCTATTGAAAGCCGTCAGGGGACACACTCCGCTGGTGTTAACGGGGGATATCTCTTTGATATCCGACGCATCAGCGATATATTCTGGCGCCGCTGGGATTATGGTTTCCCAGTCCAAGGCAGAGGTATCAGTACCCACTATCTTTATCCCGCCAGAACCCTCGGCGGTTTGTGGGCTTATCTTGGCCCCGTCTGTGGTTTCAGTGTCAAGGTCAAGATAGTGTACCCTCATGGACGGCCTATAAACTGCCGGATGGTATATCAAAGACTTGCCGTCTGATGTTATCGCAGAAAATAATCCATACATCTTGAAGCCCCATTGTACGACTTCGCCATAAAGGCCACCGTCCCAGCCAGTTTGCATTTCGTCAACATCAACCCCAACAAACATATGGGCATATCTTTTCGCCAGCCACACCCAGTCTGCTGGGTAGAGGGCCTGCATTCTAAAGAAGGGAGTCGATGCAGTCAGACAATGAAATGTTATATACAATATTCCGGGGTTAGCAGCCCAGCCAACGCCAGTCCCGGGCGAACCCACTGTGGGGAAGGGCCATACATAGTTGTTCCAAAAAGGCACACCTGAAAGCTTAGATAGAGCGCTTTCAAAGCCTAGCTCTATGAAGTCGCCCTTGATAGAAGCAGAGGTGACATCCCCTGTTCCGTAGGATAGTGCGGTTTGTGAGTTCCTGCAAATGATTCCGTTGTTAGAGTATAGCTTGCCATATAGCGTAGCATTAGCTAGGTTGCTTGGTAGTATAATCCCTGCTTCCGCGCGGTCTGCTAGAAGCTCTGTAACGACAGTAGACGGTATGTTGCACCTTATAGATGACTTCTGTGACCCTAGGCTCCACGGTTCTTCTATGTTGACTGAACCATTAAGAAAGGACCCACCAAGAAGGGGTGTCACGTCAATAACGTCTCCCCCATCTGCTTCCCATGAAAGCTCTATCTCAGAATATAGGGAGCTGTCAGTGGACAGCTTGTTCTTTAGTTCGCTGTAAATCCTATCGTCAATAGTTGGTCTGTCTATTTGTGGGTCTAATGTCCAAGGGTAATCGCTGACAATGTCATTAAGACCAAACTCGTAGTGCCTGAACATAAGCATGAGGCCAATTTCTAGCTTGGCATCCCCATTGGTTATGGTTGCTGAAGTTTCGTCAAAGCCTATCATAAGCCCGTGAGTAACTATGTTCGTAAGTCCAGCCGCATCAGTGTAGATTAGCAAGCTAAAATCAATAAAGTTCCACCCCAAGGCAAGCTCATATGTTCCTATAGGGTCTGGTGTACCAACCGTCCCATCCCATAGGTCAAAAAGGTCGCCTCCGTCAGTTGGGTTTATATCAGCGTCAGAAGATTTAATCAAAACATCTGCTGTGCCAGCAGAGATAGCAGTTACATATATGGCAAGCGTATAACTGTTTGACCCATTTGGGACGCACGGGGCCGAGTCTCCCCACGTAGAATCTGCTGGCGCTGAACCCTTCGGCATGAATACTAGCCATTTATTCGTAAGCGTACCAGCAGTGATAAGGCCCTGTGCTTTATAGGGATAATCAGTTATGACCGGCCTTGGTGCATCTTTTTCGTACCCCCCGTGCTGTTGCCACCCAGCCCTCAGGAGCCTAGGGTGGAACGGATAGGTTACTGCCATTATACTCTTCCAACCTGTTTTAGAGAAATGTTGCCACTATATTTTCGGCGTTCCCAAGGGGAAGGGGTTAGTGTATTCTCTATCGTGTAGTACCTTCCGTTAGTCATGGCGAATAGGTCTATAAGGTCTGGGTTAGTCATCCTGTCAAAGAAGTTACTTAAGTCTGAGTCCGCTATGGTCGCTATGTTTACCCCCCCGATAAGCCCGTTAAAGGCATGTCTATGGTCTGGCATGTGGCCGATATATAGCTTATTGTAAATTTCCGCTACCCCAGAAGTTATTTCTTTGGAGTCATTGGTACCGGCGGTGAGGTTGTAAACTGTAATTTCAGCACCAGTGGTCCCATGGCCCCAGTGCAAAGCGAAGAACCAAACGTCACCTATGGAATGGGCCAAAACCCTAGCTTCATATGTCGCATCAGCCCCAACAAAGAACCTGTTGTCGCTTCCATCATAATACAGCCCACAGTGAAGGGTGTCGCCGATGTCTGTGTTTTCTAGGCAAAGGAAGGTGTTTCTGGATGTTTCGTCATCCCCAGCTCCAACTTCCCAGTTTGGGAGGCCATATCCATAGAGTACAGTAACCGTTTCGGTACCCTTGGTAACAGTGGTTTCTGGGATGTTAAACGACAGGAAAGACCCACCGGCTTGAGCTATTAGGGCCTCGCGCGTTAAGAGCACCCCGGCACTACTAAGGTCTGCATCTACAGCAGTAGAGAAGCTAGTCATGAGGCACGGGCAGGAGAAGGTAGCTACGGTACCAGTGACCTGCGTAAGCACCATTCTGGCCTTAGTAGCAGTAGCCGGTGCATTGATAGTTACCCAGCCAACCCCGCTACCTACTGTGGTGGCCTGAATAGTTTCGGTGCTTATTAGGGCATCCGCAGCAGTATACCAACCGACTTCTGCCAATATGGTTCCATTAGAAGAATAGCCTACAGCCGCAACATAGTTATAGCCAGCCTGAATGTCTTCGCACAATATACTATTGACCTCGTAGGGCAGGCCAGCCCCGCCACCGGCATTTTCTATGATAAGGGTATCTACACTTTCTCCTATCCAAGAGTTTTCTGCTGTGGTGGCAGTAAGCCCAGCATCAAGTACCCAAGATTCGGTGCCTACGGCTCCTACATCAGAAAAGGTGCTGTCAACTAACTTATTGAGTAGGTTCCCATAGGCGTAGTATGCCTTACCTAAAGGGAAGTCATAACTAAACCCATTAGCATCTTCGTGGGCAATAGACCTTTTGAAAATTGCATGTGTACCATCAACAGGGCGGGGTATGGAAGCAAGGTTCCATCCAGTAGAAGCATCACCACGCACTTCTAGTAGCTTTACGGACGTGGCGTTCCAGTCGCCATTTTCAATAGTGTAATCATGGTTTCTTAGGCTATCATAAGACGACAGAGAGGCCGTAAATAGGGTACCCCCAACAGCACCACTGTAAACCATGACGGGGATGTTCCTTGCCTGTATTTCCTCAAGAAGCCTGATGTCGTCCGCAGAAAGGGCGCACTGAGGAACCTCAAGGACGAGGTCTAGCATGGGTTCGCCATATTTTATAATATCAATACTGCCATCAAAAAGCTCTACCCGCTCCTCGATACTACGCAGCCTTGTCTGGACCCTTGCCTTGATAGGGAGGGTAAGATGCCGTCTAGGGGGGTAGTCTGGATGGGTCACTATCTCACAAGTTAAGGTCGTTGATATATTACCCAATGTTTATGCCTCTCTCTCTAAGTGCTTGAACTATGATATCTGCGGAACTAAGCATTTCTGCCTTACTGGCCGAGGAAAAGGTTGGTGCAAAGGTTAGGTTTATGTTAGAAGCTGTTGCCCTTCCTGCATCACGCATCTGTGCTTGCTCCCTAGGAATAACCCTCTCTCCACGCTCTAGCATGTAAGGGTGCCTATCTCCATACAATCCAGAATCAGGCACAGTTGTTCCCGACTGGGCAGTTCTTACAACACCACCAGTTTGGAATAGGCCACCTATGAAGCCAGCTACGGTCCCTAGAGGCCCGCCAACCTGCATAGATATCATCTGTAGTGCCATCTTTGCAATAGCGACAAGCATCTGCTTTTCCCAGCCCTTGCCACCCTTTAGAAGGATGCCAGCCATGTTCTGAGCGCCCTGCATCATCATACCGTTAAGACGCTCCTGCATAGATATCTCGTTCTGTATGGCATTAGCCTTTACTTCAGCAACCTTTTCGGCCTCGCCAGCCATGCTCTTTCCGATATCAGGTGCATCCTTAATGAGGTCTTTAGCACCCTGTTCTGACAGTTCAAGCATCTTAACTTTAAGGTCCAGTAGGCTTTGTTTAAGAGCATCCACGGCAGCAGCGGCCTTTTCTGAACCACCTGCTACACCAGTACCCATACTTTCACCGGCATCACCAGTCTCAAGTAGGGTCTCGTCAATGAGGTCTAGGTCAGGTACCATTAGGTTAAGCTTTCTGGTGAACATATCTATACCAAATGCAGCCCCTAAAAATACAGAGCCTAATTCAGCTACGGTTTCGGCAAGAGCAATCTGTTGGTCACGGCTTAAATTGGCATCGGAGGCTAGAAGTGTATAATTTTCTCCCAATATTGTAGCAGCTTCCCCGGCTGTTATAAAACCAGATGCAACACCCTGTGCAAGGGAATCAGCAAGGTCGTTTAACTGGTCATCAATCCTCTTAAACTCTTGTGCATCACCCAGACCAAGTAATAGACCCCAACCCTTTATGGCCTCATTAAGTGCATCAACCATTAACAGTATTATTGGGATAGAGTCTTCTACACCAGCGATAAGGGCAGGAAGAGCCTCTTCGGCAGCGTCCATTAGGGCGGTTGCAATACCCTCTATGGCAGGTAGCATTGGAGTGATGGCCTCTGCCATCATTACGTTAAACTTGGTCTCTAGTTCCTTCCACTTATCGGAGAAGGCACTTAGGGAAGCTATGTCTTCCTCAGGTATACCAAGCCCTGTCTCTTGGAAGGCAGCAGAAGCATCCCTAAGGGTACCCTCAGTCTGTCTAAGCGTACCAAGAACCTGTTGGGAATAGCGAGTACCGAAGAATCCAGCAGCGGTCTCTGCTTTCTTCTGTTCATCCGTCATGGCCTCTAAGGCTTCGGTAATGGTATAGAATTGGTCATCGGGGGACATTGCGGCTAACTGCTCATAACTCAAGCCTAGGTTATCAAGCATCCTAGTCTGCTCAGCACCACCAGCGCCAGCGATACGCATGAAGTTAGTGACCCCACGCATAGAGTTAGCAAAGGTATCAGCCCCACCACCGGTTTGTTCAAACTGATAGTTTAGAGCCTGAAGTGTATCCGTAGTCACATTAAGTGTTGCAGCGGTGTCCCTTATCTCAGCAGCCATGTCGCCATACTTCTTAGCAGCACCTAAAACAGCGGCACCTAGGGCAAGTGCGGCTCCACCGGCCATACCAGCAGCCTTACTAAACCCTCCAAGACCACCAGTAGCATTGCTCAGGGGACCACTAAGGTCATCCTGAAGCTCTGCAATAAGCTTTATTTTGTTATTCCCCATTATCTACATCCTTGCTACGCTCTACATCCTTGCTACGCTCAGCCTCAGAAACCTCTATCATCGACCATACCATAGAAAGGTCTTGTGAGGACCAACCCATAATGTCTACGGGGGAAATGTGGTATCTACGGGCTATGCCATCTATTAAGCCAGCCATCTTCATTTGCCCTTCCATAAGCTTGGGGTTAGCATCGGGGTCGAAGGCGGTATTGTCTACCCCATAAAACCTTGTGTCACTTATATTAACTATCACCCTATAAGCAACCAGAACATCCTCTTCAGGGATATCATCTATACATACATTGCCACGCTGTCTTGACCTATAATCCTCACTTGGATATATCCTAGGCACAACAGCACATGCCATTAGAAGCTCCCTTGCTACCCTTAATATGTCCTGTACAGAGGCATCAGTATCATCATCCACCTCATCGGGCCTAATCTTAGCAAGGGGTAATATCCCAGCCTCTAACATTTCTCTAGTACGGAGCGCCCGTACCTCAATTTTTACACCAAGGCACGGGAACTCCACGATTTGCCGAGACTTCTTCAGTATGTCATCGGCAACTTTACTCATCTTATGTTACCGCAATCACGCCAGAACGGGCGTTGGTGAACGCAACCGTAAGAACCCTAGTGGTTCCGTCTAGTGGCATTATATCAAGCGTTCTTGTTTCTCTGCCCCAGACCGGTGGAGTTCTACCAGCTCCGGTTACATAAGACTCTCCAAACACTAGGGAGAAAATACGGTTGTCGGCACCAGCCGCGCCGTTGTTCCAAACAAGGCTATTAGCCCCATCCCAAACGCCGGAGGTATCTCCGACAAGCGTATAAGCACCAGCATCCATCCTTATGTCCACACCATACTTAACGGTCCTTGGACCACTTCTACCCAAGAACGCAAGGGTATTAGGGGTTGATGCAGCCATGTCAAACTCGCCCTCAGTAGAAGGCATGTCTACGTCCATGCTGATAGAACCGAGTCTAAAGGTGGTGGTACCATCAAGTGATGGGGTCAATACTCCCCAGCATACAGGTTCAGTAGTAGTTATGGTTATTGACTGGCCAGCAAAGTCAGTGGCCCTTGTCATGGCAGTTGCTACGCCAGACACACTAAGGGTAAGTTCGCCTTCGGCATCCTGCTTAAGAGATAGTGAGGTTATAGCAGTATTACTAAAGGTTTCAGTTATCCAAAGGTCGTCCTGTGCAGCTTCATCTGTATAGACTAACTGTATGCTACCAAAACGAATCTTATCCGCAGGGGTAATCCCGTGAACCATTGGTGGACCAGCAACATAGTCATCCGTACTCCCAAGGGCAAGCATGAACAGCTTCTCCCTGTAGGAATAACTCATAACTAGTTCTGCGGTCCATGTGTAGTAGAGACCACCAACGCAAAGAAGACTAGGGTCTACATTTAGCTCATCTATGGTGTTTTTGGCATTACGGACTTCATACTTAAAACCGCCGGGCTTAACCCTCATGTAGTCATAAGTACCACAAATTGCATGGCCAAACGTCTCGCCCGAGGCTTCGTCCTGTAGTGCCACACCCAATACAGCGTTTTGTCCAATGTAAAAAGACATTAGTCACTCTCCTCTATAACGGGTTTAGGCTTCTCGACATGCTCCCATATGCCAGTTGCAAGCCTAGTTTCTTCTTGGCTAGAGGGGAACGTGCAGACCTGTCCGGGCTTAACCCGTATCCATCCACCCTTCCAAATTCTAGCACCGCATCCACCCACATAACGCAGGGTGATGTCATCGGGAGACTTTTTACTTCTACTCATATGTACTCCTTATTCAGGTGCAAAGGTAAAGGTACAGCCCTTTGCTATTAACGACAGTACGGACGTTTCAGCACTAGCCGTCAGTTGGCTACGCTTTACCGTGTTTACAAGGAATGTCCTCGCAAAGACGTTAGCGTTGCAGTTATCGTAATTTATAATAGTCTGTGACACATTATCTGCGCTCATGTCTGTACATGCACTCAGAGTAACCTTGCTGGTTGGGGCATCTGTGGCAAACTGTAAGGAACCATACACCCGGCGACAGTTGTATAGTAAGACTTCAGTTGCTTGCATTACCCAGCGTGAAACAGAACCATATAGACAAGAGAAATTGTAACCAGCATGTATATAGACCCTTGAAGTAGTAGGCGCTACTACGTTCCTAAGGTCATCAACATCACCAACTACAGCTTGGTAGGCGAGGGAAAACATAGTAGACGGCCTCATGTGTATAAGGTCAGATATGTAAACCATAAACGTAGGGAGGGTATTAGTAGCCGCAATATGGGTTAGCTCACTAACCTCGTGACCATCATCCATTATAGCATAGATGTATTTATCCCCAGTACCCTTAGCAGGGGTGTATACGGGGCTATTAACCCCGCTCTGGACCGTACCGTCTGGTAGGTAGTAGTCGAAGATAGTATTGGGCTGTAGCTGTATACAAGAAGCTAATCCAGCCATTGCCATAAAGGTAAGCGTAGTAAGCCTAGGGTCAGGTACTAGCTCAATTTCATCCTCATGTATTCTTACAGTTACTACTATGGTTGCATTAATACCCGCTGCGTCATCGAAGTTCTTATTGGCCCTGACTGCGGTTGACCGCTCTACCCCAGTAACGCTAAAGACTGGGAACCCGTGCCCCGGTGCATTACATAGGTCTTCTATCTCAGATACACGGTCATCTATAGCATCAGACTGGTTCCTGTCATTAGAGGCTCTGCATACCACACTTATCCAATACTCGGCATCACGGGAAGGATGGCCGGGTTCGCTTCGGTCTTCAAGGTGTTCAAAGCCAGCAAAGAAGACTGCTATAGCGGTATCATAATCCTGTATATTTGTAGAGGCCGAGATGTCCCCAGTTATGAAGGCATCGTCTATATTGGCCTGAAGATGGCTAACTATAGCATCCCTGATTATCTGATACTTATTCATTACGCTCCACCATTGACCTTCCTAGCAAACCTTCTTACCTTGGAGTTAAAAACCCCATAGGCATCATTCTCAGCGTTTCTCATAGATGGGAAGAATGACCTTACCCTATTGAAATACTTAGCGTATTCTACGCCCCCAGAACCCACCTCTACGGTCGCTCTAGCCGGGGTCATTGTCTTATACATAGACCGGCTTAAGGCTCCGGTACGGGTGCCTATAAGGTCAGGATAGCCGTGTCGCATCTTCCACGCCGCATACCTAGCTGTGAGGGCCTTCCAAGGTGGTCCCTGAGGGGTGGCCTCTTCAACGAAGGCACCCTCCATCTGTTCTTTCCACTTACGCCCCAGTTCGTTCACCCAAGGGGTAATAACCTCTGACTTAAACTCAGGAGCCATTTCCTTCATCCAATACCGTATCGTGGCTTGGCTCTCAGGTGTAAGCTTGAGGCGCACTCCCATTACCTACTCCACTCTAAGGACGAATCCTCTTCCCAATAGATAGGGTCTCCTATATCTGCAAAGGGTGTTGCATTAAGAGTAGAACTTGTTGGTAGAGAACCGCTCTTAGGGCTTACTATGGAACCATCTGCCTCTATAATGGACATCTTACCATCCAGTAGCATATCTATCCATGCCTCTGCATTCTTAGTCATAGCATCTATGAAGTCAGTTCCCCCGCCACCACTTGATAAAGAAGACTTAGCCTGTCCAGCTAATGAGTAAGATACTGCAAGCCATGCAGATATACGTTCTAGCACGGGATAGTCACCTGAGCCACCACTAAAGGCAGTAACGGTAACAGGTGCAGTTCCAGCATCTAAAGCAAGGAAGTTACCCCAAGTACCTGCTTTTCTTGCGACAAGGTTTACGGTAGTAGAAGAACCGTATACAGCAGCTACATCAACATTAACCTTGGTTCCTGTATAGAAATTGCTACCACGTTGGTTTATTGCAAAGATTAGGTTGGTAGCGGATAGGGTTGCAGAAGCTCCCCTAGTAACATCATTGACCTGAACAGGAGTATCCTTAAACCTATACGTTACGTCACCTACAGGAAGGGTATGACCATCTGTCGGGTTGTCTGTAAATAGCAGACTACCAGTAGCTTGCGTACTCAGCGGAATACTATACTTCTCCTCAAGCCTACCATCTAAATACAAAGAGGCATCACTAATGGCATTGACCAATAGTAAAGTATTCTGCGTTAGGGCAGAATTAACAGTCTGTAAGTAAGCAGTATCCGTATAAGCCATATTAACTCCATTCCTAAAGGGTCCGGGGAGAGCCGAAGCCCTCCCCATCACCAGTCTTAGCTTAGGCTAAGGTGTTGTACAGGGCGTACCCTGCGTCATAGTTCAGAACCTTCGCCTGATACTCAGAGCTTGCGAGGTAAGTGATACCGCGAGGGTTCTTACTTACCTCAGCATCCATCGTGCTATTGGCTACAATGGTGTAACCGAAAGCAGGAGCCATCAGACTGGCCTTCTCAGGCACATAGAGCAGCCAGCACATCTCAGTACCGTAGATGTTAGCCAGCACTGCGGTCTGTCCTTCGATAGCGGAGTTGTACGAAGCGCCAGCAACGTAGTAGCTCTTTACACCGAAGAAAGCAGCCATCTGCTCATTCGAGGGCTGACCCGCATAGGTAGCAATCGAATAAGAGGCCCTAACATAGTCCACGAGAACAAGGTGTACATCAGGGGTCACAACCAGTACGTTAGGGAACCTGCCAGTGGCAGTCCTAACCTTGGCCATACCCGTATTTACATCAGCAACGGGGTCTCCACCAGCGGAGTTCCACTTGGTGCCCGGAGTTGCATACCAACCTGCGGAGAAGTTGGTGTAGGTAAGAGCAGTAGCAAGAGCAGCCTCTTCCTCAACAAGCAAGGACTGAGCGATTGACTCAGCCGCCCACTGTGCAGCGGAAATAGGTGCGTCAAACTGACGCTCAAAGGTACTAGGAACAAACTGGGACTTGAAGTGGTCGATGCAGTCGTAGTTGGCCCAAGAAAGCCCTGAGGAAACCTCAACAGCCTTCCCGAACTCGCCTACTGCGGAGTTAGTAAGTCTCAGCACGTCTGCGGAGAACTGGGCCACTTGGCCGTGAGCCTCTTTGACGTTGATTTGAGGGAGAATAACCCTCGCCAGATAGTCATCGTTGCTGTATCCGGTGAATACAGGAAGGACAAGCTTTCTGAGTTGTGCAGTGTCTACAGTAATACTCATTGTTTTACCCTTTCCTTATCCAGCCAGAGTGCCATGCATAATGACAACTGGGATTATGTCACCCGCAGCCGTGGAAGCCGCAAGGGCCATTCCAACAAGCTGGTGGGTGTCAGTGGTGGTTGCAACGCCCTTGCCAGCAGCGTCAGATATAAGATACGAACCTACGGAGATACCACCGGCATTACCGTCAACGACCATCATGCAGACTCCACTGACCATAATGTCAGCAGCTTCTCCACTTTCCGGTGCGTTGAGGACAACCCCAACAGCCCTCTCGCCAGCACCCGCGAAGGTGCAAGTTGTTGCAGCATCCAGTTTCACATTACAATACTGATATGCAGAGATATCAGCGGAAGCAGTTACTCCCGGAAGCTGAGCAAACATTGAAGGTACTCTAAGCATTGTTTACTCCTTTAAGAGAAAAGTTCGGGATTTTCTTTTACAACCGAATTGGTTGCAGAGACGAAATCCACATGGTCTCTTGCCATTACATCATGTATGGCTTTTTCCTGCCTATCAACGATGGGCAGTTCCTCAATAACAGCAGCTTCCTCAGAGTCGCCTTGTTCTCCACTAAGAAGAACCTCTGGCTCGGCTACTACGGTGAACATACTTGCGGCGGCCAGAACTATCTGCTTGGCAGAATTGTCTGCTAGACCGTTTATATGCTCTCTGAAAGACTTGCGTTTTCCAGCTTGAAGTTTCTTTTCAACTTCGGTAATAGAAGCTTCGATAGCTTCATTAGTTGGGCCTTCAGCAACAGCTTCAGGCTCAGGTTCAGGTTCAGGTTCAATGACCTCCTCAGGGGTCTCGTCTTCAACAGCCAGCATAGACTCTTCCAATAGGGCTATACGGGCTTCGAGGGCTTCCATGCGGTCTTCTACCGTAGGCTCAGTAGGTTCGTCCTCAGGGGCCTCTACAGGGGCCTCATCAGGGGCGTCCTCAACAGCAGCCTCAACGGGGGCTTCTACAACAGGAGCCTCAGCCGCAATAGTATCCTCAGGTTGGTTTATCATAACTACCACCCTTTCAACACTTGCTCCTGCGGCTATTTCTGTTAAACTAGCGCCCGGAACCGCAGGAAATTCTCCGGGGGCCAGTATACTTAGTGCGGATATTACTAGACCATAGTCCTTGTTGCTATATGGGAATGAACTACCACCCTCTAGGGAGATATCGGTTAGGATACCCTTCTTGAGTCCATCCCTTACAGCAGTATCTAGGATAACAGCCTTTGCCATTAGCCAACCATCGCTGGCTTTCCACATATCTGTAATCTTACCCGCACCTATAGCCTTAGTGCCAGAAGCATGGGTATATTTCAGGGCAGGGAGTACACCCTTAAGTTTAGCCTCTGTAAAGGCTTCAATAGCATCATCTATGTCTGAGGCGGTAATAGTAAGCTTGCCAGTAGATGCTTTGTAAGTACCCGGCTCGCATACCTTAAAGGTTGCCTCAGGCTTTTCTCCCTCAGAAAACTCTATGGGCTTGTAGAAATGTATCTTAAGCCACTGCTTAGCCTCTTTAGGAGACCATTTCATAGTATCGAAGTGAACCATCTGAGCCTGTGTCTTGCCGTCATCCCCCTCGCCCCATGTAGCACCAATGCCCTCGTCAAAGGCATTACATTCCTTGCGGAACTTGCTAAACTTGTCGGGGCCGTAGATTATAGCAACGTGTTCGTTAGACATTATGCTCCTCCACCATATCCGTTAGGTGTGGGAAAACTTGACGCAATCCCACCAGTGTCATCCACGGTAGCCCACTCGCCACCGCTTAACCATCCACTAGGCTCTTCACCTGCATATACCGGAATTTTAACACATCTACATTTGGGGTGCATAGGCAGCCCCGGCATACTTGGGTCATCAGCCTTTATGAATGTATCATGCCAAGCGTCACATATCTCACAGGTTCCATCATCAAACGTAGCATCATACTTAAATCCTACAATAACGCTAGGGTCAAATACTTCTCTCTGACCTATGACATAGGCACCTGCCATTACTCCTGCAAGTAGTATGGTTGATTTATTCTCCCCAAACGCCTTATCAAGCTCTGTCTCAATGTCCATAGCAGTAAGGTCAGGAGACACCTGATTAAGTGCCGAGTTCCTCACTATATAGAACATGCTTCTATCAAGCTCGTCATAAAACCCGTTAAGGGCCATATAAACATCTTGACTTAGTATCTCTTCAGCAGCCGTAGGAGCCACACTCTTTCTCTGTATGATACTGGCCTTCTTTGGGACCATTCTTTCTGCTTGGCTAACGCCCTGTTTACGGGAGTCTTCTGCTATCACCCTAAGTGTTTTCCTGAGTTCAGTTCCACCCCTATGTGATACCTCTCCAAGCCTCTGCCTGATAATACCCAACTTAGGTACACCATTAACCATGATGTCAGGTCTCCACTGGCCGTTACTATCGAATAGAACCCTGCCTATAGCAGTCTCCATAATGGGCCTTACTTTAGCAATGGCTTCTTCCCAACTTACAAGGGCATCAGCCTCAGCTACCTTAACCTCTTTGCGGTACTTCATCATATCAGCCTTGGACCTACCAGCAGGGGCCGATAGCTCTATAGTATGGCTACATGCATGAGCCGAAATAGCATTACTATCATCTTTCTCAAGCTCGTCGGGCCAGTTTGTGCCAATACCCTCTACCATAACCTTAATAATGTCGTTCTGTACCTGAGCGGGTATCTTCTCTGTGAGGACACCAGACTGGTACGCTGAAGCAAGGGCTGCTAGTATAGGGGCGGGGTCCTCGTTACGAATTACGGCGGGAATAGATACCAGCGTCGGGGCTGGGTAATCTTCCATACCATTCCACTTCAAGAGCCTTTTAATAAGTTGCTCATTCAGAATCTCAGCGTATGCCGCGCCGTAAGCCGATAGTACCTCATCCACAATGCCCTTAGACATTTCTCTACTAGCATAGGAACCAGTGTGTAGACCTTCGGCATTTATACTCTCATCATATAGTATAGCCTTCCTGATTTCCTTATTACAGATTTCACGAATAGCATCTATATAATGCTTACCAGCCGCACCGTTAGGAATCTTAAGGTCTAGGTCTACAGTGTCAGGGAGGGTTACAGAAGGATTAGAACTCATTCTTTCAAGAATGGTCTGTACCCTATCCCTAAGCTCTGCGAAGTCAGCCTTCTTTATCTTGCCAACCCTAACACCTGAAGCATTAGAGTCCATGAATACACCGAACGACCTAAATAGGTGGGTCTTAAGCTTCCATGCGTTGTATGCCGCATAGAGAGCAGACCTGCCATAAGGGTTGAAGGGAGTACCGAATGGAGCGTAATATATACATCTGTCCATAGGTACTGGTGTACTAGCGCCAGTGGTTAGTTGATTAACCTGCGTTATATTGCCGTGTCTATCGGTATCAAAGCTGAAGTTATCAGACGGCCTCACCTTAATAGAGCTAAGCCCAATTATCGAGCCAAACTCAGGGTCATCCATTACCTGTTGGACCTCTTCAGCAATAACGAAGCCTGATATCATGGCCTCTCTATATACTTGGTCCCTCAGGATACCAAGGGTTGACCCCGGTATTACATTAAGAATCTTTCTTATAAGCCTTGCAGACTCAGCAGCCTCGCCGGAACTATCTGCCTCAAGAATCTGGAAGCCCGGCATGGACCCAGTAAGGCGTAGTTCCAAAGCAGCTAGAACTTCGGCATCCCTAAGCATGGCCCTATATTCGGCAATGCCTCTAGCTGCTATTACAGGGTCTTCATTAGTGGTTAGCTTAAAGCTTCCCCATGAATCCCTATCTAATACCTCAGGCTTTGCTACTTTATTAGCAGCAGCAAGCTTTATCATATCATTCATTAAAGACATCTGTTACTCCTCATCAGTACCTAGGATGTTCCTTACAACACCCTCAACTACGCCAGAGGGTCGGTAGCTTTCGCCAAGTATCCACACACCGTTGATGCCAGCCAGCCAAGGGGCTAGGGCTAAACCTACTGGGGAGTTGAATATTAGAAGTCCAGCCCAAAGCAAGTCAAGGGCTACCAGTATGATAAACCGCTTAGACTTGAGATTAACCTTTTCCGTGGCCGGTAGGGTTCCCTTTTTCTTATCTGCCACTATTCACCCTCTCCATAGATTTCATGTTCCAACATATATCTTACCCACTCTACATCTGTTTCTATACGGACAAGTGTAGCAGTTACATCACTAATCTCATCGGTATTTTCTAGGATAAATACGTTGTTTTCCCTAATATCACAAGAATTATCTGAAATAGATTTAGCGTTAGCACCCAAGGCAAAAGCCACTGCAAGTACAGTTACTATTATTGGCCACCATGTCTTTATCGAATTAAGCATATTGCTCCTATCCCAAGTGTATAGAAAAGTGGGGCAATATACCCCGTTAGCATCCCCCTAACATATACAAGACAATTATGGGTGTTTATGTTCCCAAAATGGGTACTTATCTTCTTGGTCTTCCCGGCCTTCCCTTTAGATAAGCCCTATGTCAATGCCACCAGTTGACTTAACAACCTCCCAGCCAATAGCCCCACCAGTTACTTCCCACATGCAATACATAACTGCATCTGCCTTATCAGGAGACCTACCTAGGCTTGTCTTTATCTTAGCCTTTTCTACTACCTTTAACCTACCATGAGCATCGGGCACGGTCTTTAATGACGTAAGCTCTCCCATTAAATCATCGTCAGGTGGTAGCCAGATAGGATTATCTGATTCAGGATTAAGTAATTGTCTAAGGTTCCAATAGCCCAAGGCTCTTAGGTTAGCAAACTCTATACCATCTTCGTTGCCACCAGACGCACTGCCACAGAATCTAAAGACAGACATCCTAGCCTGTTCCAATAGCATACATATAGTGCCACCTATACCTATGGAGTCTATGTTAAACTTCTTAAGCCTCTCACTAGGATATGGCACCATTATCTCTTGGGAAGCAGCCAGTAGATTATTGGCTAATTCCTGCTCCTTAATGCCAGCCCATTGTTTAAGCCCATTTACACCCCCTACACAGCCATAAGCTAGTACGGTAGTGTCATCACCCTCTCCGGCTACATCTATGCCGCCTTGGGTAGGTTCTGGCCTTATTTGGGGGTATCTAGCCATAGCAGCCTCAATCCACTCAAGGGGGATTAACCCACCCTCTTCCTCAGTGGAGAACTCACCTAAGACGTAGTTGCGATACACAGCACTTCCTTCTCCATATTGTTTGCGCCTTTGCTCAGCCCAGCCAGCACTAACCCTACCCTCTGCAATAGAGTCCTGTAAGGTAATCCTCTTAGGGGTCCAGTCATCTAGCCCTCTCTTACGATTATGTATATCAAAGAACCTGCCTAAAGGTGGGCCGGGGGTTGATATCGCAAACACATGACATTCACCACTACCCAATGCTCCCTCTAAAGCATCCCACATAATAGGGGGGATTGCCTTGGCTTCGTCTAGTACCAGTAGTAGGTAGTCGGCATGTACGCCCTCTAGTAAGTCAGGGTCGTTGGATGACATTGCAAAGGCGGTTCCCGTTGGACCCTTAATCTCAGTCATCAAGATTTCAAACTCGTGCTTATTAAGCCCTAAGACATCCCACTTAATGCGCCTACCCCACTTATGTACCTCTGGCCACAGGAATCGGGATAGTTGTCTGAAGACTGAAGCTGTGGTTGCAACCTTCCATTCATGTCCAGCCATGTGATGCTTGAGGATAAATGCCCATATAGCAATAGCAGCCCCGGCAGACTTACCTGCACCACGGGGCGCTCTCCAACAAGCCCTGTCTGTTTCAAAGACATCGTGAACCATTTCCCTCTGGTAGCTTGCCAAAGAGATTCCGTCTAGGTCTAGGCACTCATTAAGAAACCACTCAGGGGTAAACTTATTAAGGTATTTAGCTCTATTCCGTTCCTTTAGCTCCGTCAGGAGCCTCATGCGGTCCTGTTCCGGCCAGTCCCTCCATGATGCCATGTAGTCCTCCTAAGAAGAAGTCATTAAATACATTGCAGAATTGTTCTAGCTTGATGTAGTTCATTCGCCATCACCTTCTGGTAAGAGTTCAAAGTCAGCCTCAACGATATTAGTATCACCAGTCGCCAGTAATTCCAGCTCTGCTTTAATGGCCTCATCTATATCAAATGAACTGATAGCTAACTTGATGGGGGCATCCAATCCTAGTAACCTTGCCCTACGCTCCATAAGCTTAAGTCTCTTATCAACAGATGGTACGTCCCCACTCTCTGAAGGAATAGCAAGACCACGTTCCATACTGTCAAGTTTTCTAAGCTCCTTTAGTTTCCAATTATGCCGTTCCTCAGGCTTAGTCTCTTCGGCCCATAGTTCTAGTATAGCCTTAACATCATTACATATAGTAACATGGCTAACCCCGTAAAGAGCCGCCATTTCCCTGTATGAGTAACCCCTTAGAAGTAACTGGGCTACATCTATCCTACGCTTCTTAGCCTTAGCAGATAGTGTCTTTCTAGCCTTTGACATCTTTACCCCCCATTGTGTTCCCTATCGTGAAGATGCTCATAAGCGGCATCCCTAGCCCCGTTTGAAGATATATACAGCTTGCCATCACACGCTACATCTAGGCAACGATATACTATCCACTTACGAGATTCGTCTCCGGGGAAGGTCTTAAACTCTATCTCTGCCATGCTTGAATATGGCATCAGTACCTCGTGGTTCCTTACAGCTTCCAGAGCCTTACAGCCCTTTACATGACCCGTTTCTACTGACAACATTACTTTGCCTCCAAAGGTAAGAATCCATTAAGTCGCAATACGTTGACTACTTCCTTCATACTACTACACACCACGGCGTACCAGCCCCTATCTATAAGAGCCTGTAGCCATTCATCCTGCTCACTACTGGTTTTGTTACTACCATATTTCAATTCAATAGCAACGCCGAACCTATGCTGTACCCATTCAAATATGAGGATATCAGGGGCACCCTTCTTCATACCCTTGCGTTTGAGGCCAGCGCCATACCTTCCAGACCGCCTACCCTCATTGGGTACATGCATCCATAATAGACCCAAGCCATCCAGTAGTTTGGCACAGCCTACTTGAAGGTCGTCTTCAGACTTAGCATAAGTGTCTAGGTTAAGGGCTTGTTCTACAAACAGGCGTTCCTCAATAGACTTAAGCATCTGTGCCTACTAGGGTACTAATCCACGTTTCCATCCCCATACCAAGCCCCTTAGCCAAGGAAGGGTCACAAGACTCATTCATCATGTTTGATATACGGATAAACTCAGCCTTAAGCGCGGATAGGCTTACTGTTATATTGCCGGGGATATCAATAGAATATACTCCTATATCCCTACCGTCAGGTATTAAGCTAATACCAAATCTTGACATACTATCTGCAAGTGTTGGTATATCAGTTCCATAGTAATCAGCATGGGCGTAGTCATTATCCTCAGTTCTAAATACTATTAAGGTATCTGGCAGGGTTGACCCCGGCGTGGACCCAGTAAGGTTCAGTTCCAAAGCAGCCTGAACTTCAGCATCCCCAAGCATGGCCCTATATTCAGCAACGCCCCTAGCCGCCATTACAGGGTCTTCATTAATTGGATTAGGCATTAAAACTCTCCATTCCAAGAAAACGCAATATTACCTTGTGGACTCATATCATTTTCGTAAAATAACAAAAACCGCCCACCCAAATATTTGGGACATAATTGAACCTTAACTGAAGTGCCACTAAAACAAAGACTATCAGGTGAATCATTCCAAAACACCACACTTATATAAGCCGTATCTGTACTTGTTGGATTAAAGCCAAGTGTGCCTAAGCCATCTTCAAAACTATATTCATATAGTTCCCCATCCTTGTATATAGTTACAAGAGCATTGTCATCTGTTTCAACAGTATACCTTATATAATATTGGGACATATCTATAGGCTCTGTAGGATTACTACACCCACATAGTAGTGGGGCTACTGCCAACATAATCACAACTACTATGCACAATACACACTTCTTACTCAGGTTGGGCTTTTTCATTATCTTCAATCTCCTTTTGCCTACGTTGTTGTTCTCTCAACCTCTCTATTTGGAATATACGCTTAAACCGTACCACGTCAAGCCGGTCCTTTAACTCAATGAATTTACCCATCTGTTGGGGTAGGTACCTATTCTTGGCTTTCCTCGATTTTGCCATAACATCCTATCTGGTTGTGATATTGTTACCTTCCTACCTATACAAGACAGAATGGGGGTAAAAAGTTCCCATGGTAAGAGCCTTAGGTAACTGTGCCATTTTGGCACACCTAGAATACCTCCTTATAAATGGGGACTAAGTGGGGCTTATGTAGGGGGACCATGTTGCTACTGTAAACAACATCTATATTGTACGGCTCCCTTTTGTTTACAACATTTGTATTGTTGCATTATGCCACACCGTCATGCAATTTGCAAGCCCTACTATCTGTACCTGTTTTGGGTATAGTACGGTATATGGTCGTTTGTGGCACTTTGTATAGTTTGGCAAGGTTCTTGCTTCTATATAGTGCAGATGGCTGAGAGGCCAAAGTTCTTTGACAAAGTGGGACGGGTGAACGGGGGGTTAAAGGAACCCCACCCGATAGCAACCCACTGACCTGCGGGAGGCAAAATAGCCGAGGGTTGAGCCAACCGAAACTTGACAGGATAGAATTTGAGGATATACTATAGAGGTAAGGGTTACTTGGTGCTACAGTTGAGGTTACTATTGAAGTATATATACTAGAGGGAGTTGATAATGAGACCTATTTACGAGGATAAGAGTGACGCTGTAAATGAAGAGCGTCTGAGGGCTAAGGTAGAGGGAGCTTGTTATTGCAAGCTATATAAGGTAGGGATGAAGTATGGGGCTGACTACTTTGGCTTCAGGGCAAACAGGGCGGTTTCCTTGGTGGAGATGAAGAACAGGACTTGTGAGTCCACCACCTATGATACCTACATGATAAGCCTAGCTAAGGTAAAGAAGTGCTTAGAGTATGGGGAACTTCTAGGGGTTCCATTTGTTGTGGTGGTAGAGTGGACAGACCGTACAGGTTATGTCACAATAGACAGGAGCATGGTTAGGAAAGACACAGTAAGGATGCAGCTTCAAAACTTCAGGGGCGACAAGCAAGATATAGAACCTTGCTTACACATAGGGATAGACCTATTCAAACCGTTAGGAGAAAAGGAATGAGCGACAATATGAGACACTGGGATAATCTTTGTGAAACCGACCCCAAGTTCACCAAGAAGGTAAGTATGGGGGGTGGGTTCAGCCTGACCACCATATGCGCCCAATGGCAACGACAGAGGATGACTGAAGAATTTGGCCCCGTGGGTGTGGGGTGGAAGTATGTGTGTGACCATTCCATCATAGAAGCACCTACATATGGCTCCTATGCAGTATGTGATATCACCATTGGCATCAAGGAAGACAGCGAGTGGTCTACATGGGGTCCAATACGGGGAATGGCTCCATTTGTTGTCAAGAACAGAAGTGGGGAGTTTTTCGATAAGGAAGCACCCAAGAAAGCCATGACAGATGCTCTTACAAAGGGTATGTCTGATGTGGGACTTTCTGCTGACGTTTTCCTTGGGAAGTTCGACAGTAGCCCCTACGTTAACGAGATGAAGGCCAAGTTCGACGAGAAGGCACCTGAGAAGCCCGTTAAGGCAGAAACACCTGTTGCCCCACCTACAGAGCCTACGGAGCCTAGACTGTCCCTAGAGGACATGAAAGCCAATTATAATAAGGGTTTGGACACGACTGCACAGACCTTCGGCATCAACCCCGGAGATGTAGAGGTACATGCCCTAGTCGATAATGACCTCATGGCCAAGCATCTTAAGGATTGGACATATGAGGACTTCGCTGAAGGTATAGCCCTAGTACGGGTTTACTACAAAAAGCAGGTTGCCAAGAACAGGGGTTAAGACAGGCCTTGACGGGGTACATATACTACTAATAGGAGGTCAGAATGAAAAATCTAAACAGTGGAGAGTTTGCGGTAGGCGAGCTAATCAACAAGAGGGGAGCCACCCTCATTGCTACCATGAACATAGGAGAGGATGTTCTGGTACTGGCTGAGAACGGGTTAGGATACATAGTTGCTAGATTTGACAAGGACGGTAAGGCTATGTTGTGTTGCGAGAACATCAGGAACTATAACAAGGCTATGACTATATTTGACGAGGAGGGATACTATGTGTAAGGACCATTACGACGAGAGCTACGCTGAACCTAGTGGTCTCGACGAGGAATACTACCACCAGCTAGGGGTAGAAGCTGAGTTCGAGAGATTTTGTGCTATGATGTATGCAATTGATAACAGTACCATTCCCGACACCTTGGAGACATAGTGATGAAAGAGTTAAGCGAAGACACTGTAAGGATACTAGAGCTACATGCTGGTGCGTTAAAGTACATGCTTAGTGATATGGACCCTGATAGTGAGGTTATAGACAGGGGGCTTATTGCCCGTCTAATGTTGGGTGCAATGATAGATGTCGGCCTAGAGGTCTACCAGATATCCAAGATACTCAGCACTGTGTTTGATGAAGCCCTATGTAGGGTTACACACTAAGATGCCGTTAAGGGGCGTTTCTGAGGCTCTCCTTGGGGATGCCCCTTATCCCTTAATAGGAATGATTCCTACTAGGAACATTTGGGGTGCTTTTTGTCTTGTACTAAGAGAGGGCTGGGAATGAGAGATATAACAACGATTTTCGGGGGTACATTTATGAAGTGGTGGCGGCTTTCAAGATTAAGGGTTCCCCGACCCGGTTGTGGTCTTGTTAGTCGCCACTTTTGTATAGAGTGGTAGGAG